GACGCTATCAGAGGCATGCCAAGACCGGAGGACGGCGGTTATTGTTGCGGGGAATAATGAGCAAGTGGATGAAAAGGAACACAAAGATGCTGCGCATCAGGAGCTAAAGCGTAAAATTCAATCGGGTTTAGCGTCGGGTGTGTCGTCCCGGACAATTAACGATATTTTTGAAGAAGCACTAAAAAAATTGCTTGATAAGAGCCCAAAAGAAGCTTTTGCTATCACCGAGGAAGACGAAGAATGGATTAATGCTGCACCTGTTGGCGAGGAAGTATAAATGGAAATGGGGTGTGATCCCTAGGGCCGACGTTTTCAAAAAACGCTTACGATACCGTTGGCGTCGCGGCTGTTCTAGGCTTTACTCACACCTTTGCAAGTCTGGGCTTAATTTATATGAATGTCAATATGGGTTCACTAGACACTTTAGGTTTAGGAGTTAAATTGGAACATTTGCAAGCTTTATATCAACACAAATTGAACGAAGCGCTTTCAGAGGCATTTGAAAGAGAACTACTTGACGCAGCGTTCGTGAATTTGCTTTACCCAAACAAATTGCGAATGAACAACTTTGGTTATGCTTTACGTGGTCTTATAGGACATATGCTACATCGACTTGCTCCAAACGACGAGGTTATTGATTGCTCGTGGTTTAAGTCACGAAGCGGTACAAATGAGATAACACCTCGCCATCAAATCAAATTTGCTATACAGGGTGGATTGTCTGATAAGTTTGTAACCAAAGTTCTAAAAGTTGGCAAAATTAATCGCATTGCATCGGAACTGGTGACGATCATCAATGAGCTTGATAGTTATACACACATAAAGCAATCAACTTTCAATATCGACGCTGAATTGACAGAAAAAAAGGCTAAACAATGTTTAAAAGTAACGCTCAAATTTGTTAAAAAAATAAATGAAATTAGGAATAAAGTAAAAAATAAACTCATTAAAGTTATTGATAACAAATTAATAGAAACAGCATGTTTTGAACCTGTTCCAGAGCTTGATTTGTTGTCAACTCACCATTCAGTTGAGGATGTTAGTTTGCAAAGAATCTATGGGCAAAGCATTGGCGCACACTCTATAAAGATGGCCGTTGAAGCGAGTGTGTATGTGAAGCAATGGTACGGTTCAAATTTTGATTGTCGTAAGGGTGATGGTTTTGAAAAAACAGCAACGTTTCCTGCATGTTTTGAGATAGAAGTTGTGTTTGAAAAGCCTTTAGGCAGCGTCATTAGTGTACATGACTATACCGTGGATACATCCAAAGATGACTTGTTATTTTTATAGAAAATAACGTTACGTCTTGCTCAACATCCATTCTTCTTTCGCTTTGGTGTGCATCTTGTCGATATAATCGGCCAAATCGTCAATCTTCACAAAAAAATTGCCGCTGTTTTTGTCAGTTAATCGAAATGCAGGAATTGGAAACGTTCCTGCTCGAATCCTTTGATTCGCAGTTTTAATTCTACAGTTAAAAAACTCTTCGCATATTTCACTAACTGGGATTAATGGTCGTCCATATGCTGCGTGGAGGGCATATTTCGTGTTCATCTTTATAATGACCATATAATCTGAACCCAAAGCGAAAATGGGTGCAAAGATTGCGTTGTGAATTTTAAACAGGACAATCGAAATGTAATTTAGTTACGAAGTTTGATGTTCTTCAAAAACGTGCAAAATTAACATTCCAGCCAGTAGCTGAACCGAACCTAGAAAAGTTAGGGCACTTCCCTCTATCTGATGTCCCGTGCCAATCATAATGAACGTTCGACGACAGGTAGGTGCCTCTGGGTCAACTAGCGCCCACAGACAAGTCTTACCGTTTTGTTCAGCAATCGTTAATATCTGTGCACCTTCCGGCATGTCGAAGGAACATCTTTCTGATAGCGGGTATTTCCAAATCGTCTTCATATTTTTCTAAAATTATAAAAAAACCGCCAGTAAAAGCGGCTTTTGTGAATAGGGCCTCGCATCGGGTTTCGAACTCAATCTCACCCAGACGGAGGTTAGTAGTCTGTAAATCATAAGGTTGGTTTCAGTTATTATCAATACTCTTTTTGTTAGCATTTTTTTGAGCCTTAACTTCCTCTCTCAATGCCTCCGGGCTCTGATTCCTCGGCTCTCTGCCGCAATGCATTTAGCTTAAACGTGTCAGTTTCGGCGTGATGCAATCTGGAAATGCCAACACAGAATCTTCTAAAAGCTTCGTTGTCCATGACGCGCATACGAGGCAAACGACTTCGATTCCAACCATCAACTAGCGCCTTTGAAACTTCAACTCCGGCTGATTGCATAATCAAAACAACGTCGGCATCGGTCAATTGCAAGGCCCAACGTATTTTACGATATGCGGCGTTGTTATCATTGGCTTTATCAAAATTCTTCTTAACTGAAATAGGCATAGCAATACCTAACCTCCGTGCCATAACGCTCATTAATACATTTAGAACACAAGGCGTGTTCGCCCCCACCAAGTGACCCCATCATATAGACAGGCTCCTCACGTTTGCATTCACAAAGCTCCCAAAGTTGTCCGACAAAATACTCATTAGGTGCGCCACCCATTTCTATCCATTCTTCTCCAAATCTGGTGATTGGTTTATTAAAGATTTTGTCACCAATATCATATTCACCTACGGTAACTTTTACACGCTCTCTCTGCACTCTGGCTTGTTTTAATTTTCTTTCTTGCTTTTCTTTTGCCCATTGTAGTTTTCTTTCTTCTTTCTCTTTTGCCCATTGCTTCTTCCTCTCCTCCTTCTCTTTTGCCCATTGTTCCTTCCTTTCTTTTTGTGCTTGTTCTCGTCTTGCTCGTTCTTCGGCTTCTTTTTTGGCTTGCTCAATATACTCGGGCGTTTGTTTGGCGAGCTGATGATTATCAAACACGCGTTTTAAGGACCCTACTCTTTCTATTGGAATAACCCAGAGGCGCCTATTTTTGTACGAGAGGCCACACCAATAACCGCCAATGCGTTTAATTCGTGGGTGGAGGTCAAAGTCAAAATATTCCGGCTTAAGCAGAACCAACGTTGCATCACCTTTTTCTTCAGTTCCCACAAGTTCTAGTGATTCTGGAAGAAGTGATTTAATGTTATTAAGCAATTCCATTTTATCGTCCATGGTTGCATGGTTGGCGGCAGGAGATTTGCTGTGATTTTGCAACACGCGTTTCAAAGACCTAATTTTATTGAGTGGTATGCGCCAAGTCTTGGTGCACCAATGGCCGCCCAACCTTTTAATTCGTTTATCTAGGTCAGCATCAAAACCAGTTGGTTTCAGTAGCGCATAGGCCCCATCTTTTGCGAACTCCGTCACCATTGTATAGTCAGGTGGCAAATCCGATTGAGCTTTGTTGAAGTCTACCATTAGATTTAAATATTGCTGGTGCAACTCATCCACATGAGTTCTGACTATTTTAGGTAATTGGCCGCTCAGAAGTTTTTGCTTTGCCTCACCGGAAGGGAAATTGAGTTTTGGTGCAATAACCTGACGACAAAGGCGCGCTAGGTTGTCATCCTCATCATAGGTCGTTGGGTCACTGAGTTGCGTTAGGCTGTAGTTGTTTGGGAAATGATACTTCATTTTCATCCTCGCTGTTTTGGGACACGGTTACAGTTTGATATGATATTAGCAGAATAGTCAACTTGTTTGTATATTTCAGTGACAAAAATATAATTTAACTTGTGTAATTCTGACTTATAGCTATCATTGTGTTGATTGCTGCATTTTACGGGGCTTCAGCCTACACTTGCAGAAGCATGAGAGAAAGCCCAGATGTTATGTTTGGGCTTTTTCTATTCCTGAATGAAATTAAGGCCGTAGTATAGATCGACGCAACAATAACTAACAAGTGAACATATGCCTAACGAATTTTTTGATGACCTTTATGAATCAATGCAGCAAGCTGAGGCAATCGCTAAGGGCGAGATGCAGCCAGCCAGCGTGACTCGCTATGAAATTGCCGACGTCGAGGCTATCAAAATGGATGGAAAGGAACAAAAAAGCGCTATTAATGATTGAAGCTTCATGCGATTGGCCAAGCAATAACGTTGTTTAGCAAAAAGGAATTGTTCGTGGCGTTCCCTTAGCACAGAGGGGTCGGGACAGGAGGTGACTCCTTAACAATTAGAATCTGCCGATTCTACAACAGGATTCTGGGGACCTGTTGTTAGCTTGAGAACACATAACCAACCCAGATTAGCAGTCATGCGTTAGGCCCTTCTATAGCCTTTTTACTGTTGGGCCTCGCATCGAGTGTCGAACTTAATCTCACCCAGACGGAGGGAAGTGGTCTTCAAATCATAAGGTTAGTTGCTTTTATTATCAACATACTTTTTGTTGGCCTTGATTTCCTTTCTTAATGTCTCGAACTCTTTTTTAAGGTCATCGTAAGCTCGTTTACATTCTTGGTCTTTAAAGGCAATTTCTCTAAGCTCCGCTAAATTCACACTGTATCCTTGCGTTTTGGTGGGCCCATTGCATCACCTTCTAAGTTGGCTCTAGATACCACCAATAAAGCATTTGCTATAATTTTAGGGTCATTCGTCTTAACAGCATCTTCTATAAAGTCTGTTATGTCTTCTTTCGTATTAATATATCTCGCCGGGTCATAGTCCTTCAATTTTAGTTTAGTCATAGATCCTTAATGTTAACCTCCATACAGGGCGCCTTTTCTTCAAACTCACGATGCAAGTCGCTCAATTGTAGGATTTTCAATGATGATCTCCTAACTCAACAAACTCACCGCCTGAACCATAAAATGGGCGTCGCGGGCTATTGAAGAGGCTTCTTAGTTGCTTTTTGTCTGTACCAACAAATGCAAGTTTAATATGGTTATCTGTTCTATTGATTACGAAGCTTCTGAGTGCCGCCGTGAAGCACTGGTGCTTATCATCAGCCAGCAAATCAGCATTGTCCAAAATAAGCATTATGGGCATTTCAACGGCATTTAACGCGTCAAAGGTCCTGTGCAATCTTTTAGTATTAGCCAAAGCTGTGATACCTAAGCCATGATTTTTGTGTTGATTAATTGCAGTATACACTTGGTCGATAAAAATCTGTTTTGGATGCCGATGCTTAACAAACTTGATATGTATTGGTAATTGATTTATAGCCCTCGATTTAGGAATAATATGTTTTTCAATCAGTCGCGCACTCTGTTGTTTGTTTGGGACACAGAGAGATATGCGGTCAATGAGCTGAGCCTCAATTCCTTGGAAAATTTTGTTTGCCAAGCTCTCATACGAATTTTTCCACGAATACTTCACTCTTCCAGTTTCGGTTTCAATTGCAATTGGATACCGCATAGAAGCTCCTTATAGTGTTTGGGAGATTTTCACATTTTGTTATGATATTGGCAGTATACTCAACTCATTTATACATCAAAGGTAACTAATGCCAAAATTAATTTATAATCAAATCGACGTAGAGCTGCGAGATAGTAGCCTAAATCGAGCGAACACCGTAAAATTCTTAAATAGTAAAACTTCTGCGTTTCCCGTATCAGTTCCTAAAGGTTACAGGCTATTATCCAACTCACCTCGGTCTGATAGTGAAGGTTCAGTTCAAGAGATAAGACTTATTAGTGACAGTGTCACTTTGTATTATTTGGAGCTGGTGACAAGACCAATCTCCAATGTTTACACAAAAGATATCAATGCGACGCAAGTCTTTGTTTGGCGCCAACTGTACGGCCAGCATGGTGACGTTTTGCGGGGCTTTCCTTCCAAAATATTCGAGCACTTGCTGCAAAGCCATCGAATTATCATAAGCGACCAAATACAGTCTCATGATGGCAAGCGTTTCTGGTTGGACCGAATGTCAGAGGCTATTCATCGAGATAACTTAATGGTGTATTACGCCGATCTAAATCAGCTCGACAGTGGCAAAGTGCCAATCAAAAAACCTATAGAAGACCTAAATGCCTTGCTCACCTATGAGAGTGAAGGCTGGGGCTCCGATCCTGATAAAAAAGACAAGGTTTTTGTTATTGAGAGAAAAGACAAAGAAACAAATTTGCATAATGAACTGAAACAAAAAATGCAATCTGAGATTAATACTGGAGTTTTGAGTGAGTCGGTCAGGAACCACGATATGAAGCTACCAAATGCCGTACAAAAAACGGGATTAAAATGCACCGTGTGGCTCGCTATGATACCGACTCTCTGCCACCTTGAAAGATTTATCATTATGTACCTTATTGAAGATCGTAACAAAAAAATAAATCGTCCGTATGCTATTTCAGATTGGCAAGAACTGTTTCCATCACTTAGTTGTAGCTCTATTAGTATGAGTTTAAAAAGGGTGAAAACGAAGTCATTTCTAAGTTTTTTTGATGAGTATGAATTTAACGAAGGAAGGCGCACTAAAAAAACCACTTATTTTTTAAATGTCGAAAAACTACGTCAAATGAGTGCCAGATTTTATGAAGAAAGCATGGTAAAAGAAGGTCAATTATCGGAATTTGTTGAAGTACCGAGATATTTTTTTGAGGAATGCCGAGATTTTCGTTATATGTGGGTGGCGATAGTTATTCTGGCGTACAAAGAAACATTTAATTTATCTTATGATTATGTTGCCAATATAACAGGTATATCCGTATGTATTGTCCGCTGTGTGTATCGTCATGCCCGTTTGACTTTTTGGCGCCAGCTTCCCCAAAAAGGCTCTTATTTGGTTTGCCAAACCGAGCAAAACCTACACGAATTTTTTAAGCTTATTTTGAAATCCGAAAACGATCACACAAACAAAAGATGCAAGAACCTTCTAGTGGGCAAAAGAGTGCAAGTTGCAAATTGTTAAATTGGTATAATATGAAATTCAACAAAATGAGAGGTCGAGTTATGACACAAAGTGACTCTGAGGAATATCAACTAAGGGAGCACATTGCTATGCTTCATTTGCTCGCCTTAGCCGAACAGGAGATACGTGAAGGGCGAACTTATACGTATGAAGAAATCAAAGCAAAGCTCGCCGATAAAAAAGGTAACAATTAAAAATTATCATTTTTGAACGCCACATAGCGCACAAGAAGTTTAAGTAAAACATTTGCTAAGATCGCAGTTTTTTTCTCTTCCTCTGTTTGAGCATCTGCAATATAAGGCTCTAAAAGAGGCTTAATGACAATAATATCTAACGCATTGATGTCATTTTTCTGCTTAATGACTCTTAATCGTTTATCGTCATGTGATGCAAAGTACCCGGTGATTTTTCCAATGGTGTCATAAGCCCACCAATGGGGCAAAACATTGTCATCATAAAAAATGAGGTCTTCTAGTCCAAGCGTATCGTTATCGTTAATGTTGATGTATCGCTCTGCGTTAGTTGTTGCGCCCGTTAAGATGACATCGTCACCCACCTTGATGTACGGCTCATACAGGAATCTTGCTTTGAATCCCTCAGTTGTTGGCCTATTCTTATCAACATACAGTAACAGCGCACCTCGGCCAGCGCCGACTAGGTAACTACCAATTAATATTGATCGGCGTGAAGATGCATTGAATGCTTTAAAGTCGTCGTTTTCATTAGCATTGTCGTTTGCATCTTCATATTCCTCAACGGTGATTTTTTCAACGTTAGGGTCGGGAAACAGCCATATCAATTTAATGCCCATTCTTCTGTAGAATTCCTCTCGGGCAGTAATATCGTCCGGGCTTAACCACGAGATTTGAAGCTCAAACGCCACGCGCTGACCGCCAATAATCGCTTGGACATCGGGTTTACGATAATCCCGAGTGTTCCAAGCTGCGCGAATTTGCTTTTCTCTTAAAACCTCAGTGGCTAATGGATCATTAAGCAAAGATTCATGCACATAGCGGACATATTCGTTATGTCTTAGGTTTTCACCATTGTAAATGGTGCTGGGTGACGTATTCGATTCGCCTACATTCCTGTAGGTACAATCAGCCCAATCTATCGCATCATTTGGTTTGTCGTAAGCACATCTTTGCAAAATCTCTTCTCCTTTTTTTTGCCCGTAATGAGCAGCATGATATTTCCCCTTGGGACTTAATTTTATAAACACAGGCCAATGACATTGACTGCACCGCAAGCCAATGCGGTTTTGATTTCGCACCTCTGATGATTTGCGCTTAATAATCTCAATAGCATCAAGCTGATTATATCTATGAGCTATTTGTGCTTGATATTCATCGAAAGCTTTATCGTTGAAATAACATAATTCGTTTTCCATAACTTATCCAAAAAATAAAAATTCTATATAAAAAGCTAACACAAAAAATTATATAGTCAAACGAAATAGAATTTTTAATTATCATAGGATTGAAAGTTAGATTATGATCTCTTGAATTATATTCTAGGATATGGGCCCTATTTCATTAGGGTATAGGGCCTTCGATTTTTAATAATTACTTCTACATTTTGTAACTAATTTCAAATTATAAAAAAATAAAACATAATAAATACAATGGTATATATTGATAAATTAATTTTTAGTGAAAATAAAAATGCTTATTAATACATTTAGCAATAATTTTTTTTGTAGCAACATAATAATTAAAATACGGATTTAATTACGTATTTTTTCAATTGTAAGTTGTAAAATACAACTTGTAAGTCGTAAAACAAAACTTGCATGTCATAAAATGAAACTTGTAAGTCGTAAAACAAAACTTGCAAGTCGTAAAACAAAACTTGCATGTCGTAAAATAAAACACGAAAATAATTAGATAGCGAAATAAATACATAAAATCAAATACAAAATTGGTAATCAACGACATGTAGGGTGATGCCATCACTATTATCCAGTACGCAAAAATGGTGACTGTGTCACCTAGCTCTTATATATGTTTTTAATTTCATGCCACAGTGTTATTTCTAAAGGCAACAAAATGACAAAAAATGTGCACCAAAAAAAATGTGTACTAAACTAGATCTGAACCTCTTTTGGAAACTATCCCTTTTGTATGTTCATATCTGTATTTATTGTTTGTTCAGCCCCAACGCCTAGGGGCTTTTTTTTTGGCAAAAAGGCAGCAAACGAACTAATATTAATTCGGTTTTTTGAACATCTTGACAATTTTTTTTGCCCCCTGCATACGGGGGTTTTTTTTGCAAAAATTTCTTTATGCACTAAGATTGAATTGAGTTCTTATCCTGACTCCTTCAAAGCCTCAGACGCACATGAGGCTTTGTTGCTATATCAAGGTTCGGCATTACAAAACCTTGCAGGGCGCCAAAATCTTGGCGCTTTCCAAATTTTGCTATGCAGAAGTATTGCCATGTACTTTTTGCTTGCGGCTCTGCGAAAGCAGGGCCAACTTCAGTTATCAGCTCTTGTCCCTTTTAATTTTTTCATCACAAGCCCTCTTAACCCAAGAAGACAATGGTTCTTTTCCTCTGGCAAAATTAATGCGCTCTAGCATGGCGCCGAACCGAATTTGCTTTCTAGTCGAATTGTCTTGCTTTTTACCACTCATCGGTTTTTCCTTACAAAAAAATGTACGTACTTTCTTTAAGTTTCATATTAACAATGATAACATAGTACGTACTTTATTTGTAGTTGGTGGGGTTATATGAAATTGAATTTTACCGTAGACACCGAAAATCGCCGCGCTAATGGCAACGCTAAGATCGTTATCTTTTGTGAAGAATGCGGCAAGGTGCAGGAGCATGCTCTAGGCGTGTTGTATGTGCTCAAAAAACATGGCGGTGTTGACCCAAAAAAAAGACCGAAAGAGGCTTGTCAAAAATTGGTTGACCAAATTCATACTGATGAGCGCCATCCTTTATTGCCTGAAAAACAGGCGCGCGCTTTAAGGCGAAATTTGTGTTGGTGCGGCAAGCATAAGCGAGAGCAAAAGGTCGTTACTATTACACCCAAACCTCACGGTCTGATTGGTGAAACATTTGGTACAAATACGCGTTACATCACTAGAGACGAGCTAGACGAGGCGATTTCGATTGCAATGCTTTACGAGTTAAAAGATACCGGATCTTGTGATTCGCCCGAGTTTAACGCCTGTATTGAAGAACTCACGAAAGCCGTGAAAGAGCACAACAAACGTTTCCCTGTTCCACAAGGAGAAGGCAAAAAGAAAAAGAAGCGCAAACATCTAGCCCATGACCATAGAAAAGGTCTGAAAAAGTTTGATGGTCAGCGCATGACGGTCATTGCTACCGTTGAGCGCTTTGGAACTAAGAAAGGCTGGCAAGGGCGTGAAGAAGAAACAATTTTACTTAAAGACGTTTGCTTGAAACAGACCGGAGAGAAATTGTGCGATCATCTCTGGTTTACGAAAGGCAAGTCATGGGACGGGACGGTGTCAGGATGTGACGTGGAGTTTGATGCTCGCGTTACAACCTACCAAAAGGGGTATAAAGGCAGAAGAGATGATGTCTATGATCGTCCAGTTGAACACGATTATAAGCTAGAAAGACCAACCAAAGTCGTCATAAAAAGAGGTAACAATTTGTGAAAAAATACAAGAAGAATATTTTTATACATTTGATGAACAATTTGGAAAGGACCGGGTATGGTTTGCAAGTATCGATCATTCCCATGACCGACCAAAACATAAACACAGCAAACAAAGGATTTGATAAGCAATTAAAGCTTCTCGACAAAAAAGTGTGCGGGGGCGTCATTTGGGTTTTAGCATCTTGGCGAAAAGATAACTACGTTATGGCATTTTCTTATATTTTAGGCGAAATGGTGCAAATCGATAAAAAGCTGGTAGAAAAAATGACGTTTGTCTGTGGCAACACTGGTGAGGCATTCCTTGTGAAAGATAATTTTGAGGTAACCACCTTTGAAAGTCTTGCAAAGCTAGCCAGCGGAACACAATCTGCTTTAAATGCGAATATGTTTGTGAGCACCCAGACGTTAGAAATGTTTGTTGAACGAATAGTCGATTTGCATGGACGTCAGAATATCTTTATCAATATTCCGACTATTGGATGGAGTTTCGGCGCCGACAACTTTGACAAATTTCAAGAGGCGATGGCGGTTGCTAATGATGAGAATTATCAAGAGGTCATTGTACTGCATGTCTTCAAAAATACGGCGACCAATTATGAGCGTGACGTTGTTATGTTCTTTATGTCTAATGGTGTCGTTAATGAACTAACAATTGAAGAAGCCATATCGTCATACAGCAAGGATAGCGAGACCGGAGAGTCAATTGAGCCGCCCGAGTATTATAACTTCACTTCATTCGACGCCGTCACGGCCGCTGCACCAATAGCAACTCATTAATTAACTGCAAAAGGTTGGCCCATTTGGGCTGGCCTTTTTCTGCTCGAACATCTCTAAACGTCACAATCATACAGTTTGTCTTTATTTAGACATGTCCAGCAAAAGTATCTGAAAGCAGACAACTCAACCTTGTGATTGCGTTTTTTGCAATTACGAACGCCCGTAGTTGCAAAAAAAATCATCATGGTTTCAAACAATGGCAGTTTTGGCGTGATTCGTGCCTGTTACGACACAAACTTGGCTAATTATCGACATAACCTGCAAAAGTATCTCAAAGCAGACACAGCCGTTTGGACCTGTCCTAATTTAGACATGCTTGCCAAAAATAGCTAAAAAGGGACATTCCAACCTCGTTATTGCGTTTTGTGCAATTACGAACGCCCGTAGTTGCAAAAAAATCATCATGGTTTCAAACAATGGCAGTTTTGGCGTGGTCAATGTCCAAAATGACAACCAATCGTGTCCGGTTATCAACATTACAGTTGATTTTATCGATATATAGACACATTTATCGCCAACCTCCGTGCTGGTGACTCATTAGGTCCCAAAAGGAAACAATGAGACAGAAACAAGCAAACTTAAAGCGAAAGTAAACACTCACATGCTGCTGGAACGGTAATTGAGACAAGGGATATGGATTAGTTCTTATTAGGAATTAATGATGGTATTAGTGCTAGAAAGATAGTTTTGCTTACGATGAAGCTCAAACAAAGTGAGCAAATCTGTTGTTTGTATACAAACTCAATAACTATGAAAGGATCAATTGAAATTTTTGAGCTAGAATTGAGAGACGAAGGTAACTTGTACCTTAATGACAACAGATAAGTTAATTTGTTGGAATTTAAATCAAGAGGAAAGGATTCTGCAATGCCTGAATGGCACAGCGCCCCTTGGACGGGGCACCTAAATTTTTTATATCGAGATGAGTTTTTGCAGACATAACTCGATACAAACGGAGACGATAAGTTGACATACATACCGACCCTTTTTACCTCCCACCACACGATGTGCCACTCTCAAAAGAAAATGCCCTGTGACGGATACCAAAACAACAAAGCCGTTTTAGTAAATGACAATACCAACACAACTGGGAGCATTAACGAATGACTACAAACATCAACACATCAGCCGGAGCGTCAGTAAATGCCTTTTTCAAATACCAACATGGAGAATTGGTAGATGACAACACCAATAACCAAAACAACAGGGGTTTTAGTTAATGACAGAGTCAGTATATATTGAAAGTTGCGACACAGCAACAAACAGCACGAAACCTAGCAAATCTATTTCCGTAGAAAAGGTTCAACGGAGTCCCTACCTCAAATGCAACATTTGGTTGGCATTTACACCCAGCATTGGACCTTTAGAAAGCATGATCATGGTTCATCTGTTGACCGATGTTTACTTCCGGAACGCGAGGAGTTACAGCTTTGCCGACTGGCAAGAAATATTTGCAGCACTTGGTCGCAGCACCTTACACCGAGCATTAACAAATGTACGAGCATTCCCATTTATAACCTACGTTGAACACTATGTCGTCGAAAATGGTAAACGCACCAAACGGATCGCCTATCAACTTGATATGCAAAAAATCCAAGAGCTGTCGGAAATGGTGGCGGGCAATGGTGTTTTAAAAGAAGGGCAAACCAACCAATTGGTCGATATTCCCAAAAACATTATCGCTCGCTGCCGCGACATGAGATACCTGCAAGTTGCCATCTTAATTCTAATGTTCAAGAACCGTTTTAAGCTCTCGCCGTACCATGTTGCAAAATTAACGGGTGTCAACAATGCCATTGTTAAGTCAGTTTACAAAGTGGCATATAAGACGATTTGGGACAAAGTACCCAACAAAAATGTGTGTTTTGTTCGCAAAGAGGGCGACGCTGTTACCAAGTTTTTAGAGTTGGTATTGGCTGCTGCAAGCGTTCACACAAAAGGTCGAATCAAAAATCTTAGAGTTGGCAAAAACAAAAATCATAAAATCGAGAGTCCCGTACCGGGAGTTGGTAAAGAGTCCGCTGAAAATGATGTCATTTTGCCCGGTACAAATGACACTCAAACTATTGATAATAAATCGGAAATACACGATTTTTCGAGTACGCCAGAGCACATAAATCATCAATCTACAGAAAAAATCGACAGTCCCGTACCGTACTACGTACATTCCAACAATGATTATATATACAAAGAACTAACTACGCGCGCGAAGCGAGAAGTTTCATTGGATGAAAAATGTTTTTCAGCAGAGGAAGTGATTGAGCTTTGCAAGAGCGGATCGTTGCAAGACAAACTTACGTTACTGGTGGATGATGAAAATCGGTCTAGACCTCGGATCGAGGGCAAGGCTGTCAATTTCAGGAACGTGATGAGTTGCTTGGCGTTCTACAAGGCACTGCGAGGCAAACCGAAGTCATTAGAAACATGGTTTGGAGCTGTCAGAACGTGGCTTGCCAAGCAAAATTCGCTATACCTTGCCACCCCCATGCAAAGTGAACTTATCACTGCCTGTCGCAGCCCAGAGCAAACAGATCGTGCTGAAAGACTGGAAGATATCCGGGATGCTCACGCTATACCTTTGCCAGACCGGAATCAGGGTGAAACCGTGGATAATTATCTTTTACGCGCTGAAAGTTATGTCATTCAGGCAAGCCAATATCTGCGAAAAATAAATGACTTGAACAACGATTTTGATATAGCAATCGCTGAAGCATCCAAGCAAGGTCACAACTCACAAGACTTATTTGACCTAACGCTGCTGGCCTTGCACAAAGGGTGTGTTTGGGTAGAACGTTTGCAAGGCGAATCAGCAATTGAGTTTATCAATCGATGTTGTGATGCTGGTGAAAATCTTGAAGGAACAGATATGCCAAAAGGAAAAACGGCCAAAAAATTAGATTGGAGCGCCCTCAAATTGACTGACACAGAGATTCAAGAAGTCATCGACCTTAGAAAGCATAAAAAAGCAAAAGTCACTCAAAGGGTGCTGGATAGTCTTGCAAAAGAATTCGAGTTGTCCCGCAAGCGAGGTATGAATAACGATGACATACTGAACGAATGGATAACGAGAAATTGGATGACTTACAAAGATGAATGGGTAGATTTTGATAGCTTTGCTCATTATGAAGTCGTCCAAACGATGTACAATGAAATACTGCACAAAGGTCCGCTTGGAGCACCTAAATTCTCGACTTATACAAAGCATCGAAAGGACCTTGTAAAAAGGTTTTTTGAGCAAACAGGTGTGGACCTTCAGACCTATCAGATGTATCTGGAAACCATCGCTGAATCTACCAAAATTAAGCATCTTTTCACGGGCGAAGGCGATTGGTTGGCTAATGGCGTTGACTTGGTGTTGACCCCTCGATTTTATTTTAAGGTCATGGAATCTGTGTATGAGTGACCGATTGGAGAATTTCGAAATTGTGTTGGTTTGCGCTCTCATGATTGCCGATAAGCATGACGTTGCTGCCGCACTTGGTCAGTTAAAGCCAAGCCACTTTTCACACCCTTCACTCAAAGACTTGTTCAAGGCTATTGCATTGTGTCACAAAAAGGGGTCGGGAACGGATTTTCTTACGGTTGCAGACGTGGCTGACATGGCGCTGTCTGACATATCTGAAATGATCAAATCGACGGCATCCCATGCCTCACTCCTGCCGACCTACGTTGAGAGAGTGATACAACACGCTAGGATACGTGAGGTGTATAAGGGTGCCCAGAACGTTATCAATTTTATTGAGAGCGAGCTAAATTGGGCGAATGTTGATGAGCTTCGTTTGAGCGTAAATGCCCTGCATCAAACAAGTCTGGCCACCGAGTCAACCCAACACGAGCCGGAGTTCAGTCGTGATATTTTGGAGCTTTATGCAGATACCTACGAGGCCAGAATTAATGGCACTATCGTGCGTCAAAACATTGGGATTGAAAACCTAGACAAACAGCTTGGCGGAGTCAACCCAAGTGATTTTATCGTGGTTTGCGGTTGTCCCGCGATGGGTAAATCTGAACTGGCCATAACAATACTTGAACAGGCGGACGATGCTTTAATGTTTAGTTTGGAAATGTCCAACGAACAGGTCATTGAGCGAACGTTGGCAATCCATGCTGACCTTTCAATTAACTCAACTCGGTCCCCGCAATCTCACGGGGATTTTGAGCGAGCTAAAATGCTGAGCGCATTTCACGCTGTAAACGAGCGAGCCTTCTATCTGTACGACAAGCCCGCAAAGTCAGTGCCTGAGCTGGTGCAAATTGCGATAGCGCACAAACGGAAACACCCGGATTGTGAACTTGTGATTGTCGACCATGCTGGGCTGGTGAAGCTTGAAAAAAGCGACAAGGTGACCGGGCTGGGTGAATTAGCAATGAGCCTAAAGAATCTAGCGAAAGAAATATCAACGCCCGTCATTCTCCTCTCCCAAGTGGTCAGCAAAGATATTGCTAAGAGGGATGACAAGCGGCCTCGGGCCAGTGACCTTAAATATAGCAGTGAGCTCGAAGATAATGCGGACATTATCGTTGCTGTGCACAGAGAAGCATATTATAATGAGCATTGTGAGGACCCACACGTGACAGAACTCATCGTACTGAAACACAGGCACGGCAATTGCGGCACAGCTTATGTGCAAAACCAACAGGGTCATATTAAGCCAATGCCTGAAGGGTATCAGCCAGAACGCCCAAAGAAAAAGTTTAAGAGTTTTAGTGAGGCAAAACAGAATCACACATACAAACACTACAAATAAGGAAACAGAAACATGAGTAATCAAGGCATCAACCGAGTGACGCTGCTCGGTAATCTTGGGCAAGAGCCAGAGTTAAGATACACACAAAACAGGCATCCTATTGTACAACTGTCGATTGCAACGTCGGAGTCGTGGAAAGATAAAGCAGGTAATCAAAAGGAGCGGACGGAGTGGCACCGGGTTGTCATACACGGGAAACTTGCCGAAATTGCCGGGCAATATTTACATAAAGGATCGCAAGTTTATATTGAAGGTCAGTTACAGACTCTAAAGTGGCAGGACAATCACGGTCAAGATCGATATATGACAGAGATTGTTGTTCAAGGCTATCGAGGTGTCATGCAGTTACTAGGCAGGGCGGATGAGGTGACAAAAGCGAAGGCACATCTTAAGTATGGCGCCAATGCTAATGCTGGTGGCGGGAACGCCAATGCTAATGCTGGTGACTGGCCGACCAACCAAGAACCTAATCAGTCAAATGGTTACAACCAACAACCTCAATATAACGAGCCGCCAATAAACTTTCAAGACGACATCCCGTTTGCCAAAATTGGCCTTGCCTATGCTAATGGTTATATGCATTGCATATAATCAAAAAAAGTGTAATCTTTACAAATGTTTACGCAGTATAATCTATTTTTGTTATGAGAAATAAAAAAAACATCAACGCAAAACGCAAAAATTGCAGACACTATAAAAGATACTCGATTTCGCGTTGAAGACACATCGTTATTTATAAAGCAACGCGGTGTAGGCTCTGAGTTACAGCAAAGCTTGCGTATATATAACGGCAATGTTTTGCAAGAATTAGACACGATAGAAGCATTTTCACTGCCGCAAATGTATGCCGCACAATTTTACTTTTGCAAAATTGTATCCGCAGCGCCGTTAGAAGAATTCTATTTTAATTTTAGGCGAGTTGATTGCAACGATGAAAATTTGCTACTTGAATATCACTCGTATCCTCAGTCTAAAATCCTTAAAGGTATTAAGGTTTTACAAGCCTATGCTCAGTGCGCCCTTGCTGAAATTGATGAAGAAATATCATTAATAACCGTGGTCAATGAGCACATTAAGCTCCATAGATACGAAGTCGACTTCCCGGTTTTAAATCTTGTGGCAGAACATTTATCAAAAGAGATAGCTGCCGAGGTTTGCCTAGAACCCATTAAGCGTTTCAAGCGTCGCGATACTGACGAGCTGCTGCCTACCTATCGTCGCGGTGTTCTTGAAAGAAAAACCAAGCTTTTGCCCGATTTTGTGAAAAAATTAAACTCACTGCCTCAAAATGCCGGGTTGCTGTTGATGCAAGATGTACTGCGAGAAGGCGCATATCTTGATGTCATTGCTGAGAAGATTTTGGCGATAAGGCCCGACCTAAATATCAGCGCGATTGCTTTGTGTTATCGCGACTCACCTCTAATGCGACAAGCTGGAAGAGAGGTTGCTCTAAGGAAAAATGTCACTTAATATCGGCACTTTTTAATCAAGGATGTCGCATGTTTATTTGTTTGAGTGTTTTCGTATTTCTGAGTCTTATATGGTTTGCACTGCAAATCCCCGATATCTTTAAGGCGTACAAAAGTGAATACTCAACTGCCGTCATCTCTACTGTCTGCTTCTTTTTTCTGCTGCTTAGTCCAATTGTGTTCGCCTGTTTTTTAATGGGAATTGGATTCTACCTATTAAAATTAATCTGGCGTCGCATAACCAAGTAGGACAAAACCAACTATCCTTAATTGAAGCAAATAATTGAGGATTAATTTTGGAAATCACGGATTTACCCGATTATATCGACGTCACACTCACAGACCGAGAGGCGATCAGTTACCCGTCTGGCGGTGAACTGACAAAAACATTTCAACTGAGGTGTTACTGCTTTTCAGCCAAACTTTTTAATGCTACTTGGCCCTTACGTAACCTCGTCATGAAGGCAAACCTCGATGTTGTTTCGTCTATGAAAAATCTAGTAGACGCGCCAGTGGCAGAGGTCGCACAGGATGAAGACGACGTTCAAAAAACAATTCTCGATCATAATCAATTCAGACAAATGATGATGATGTCGTCATCTTTCGACCTAGTTGCCGCCATGGAAACGTTTAAAAATATCATTGTTGCTAACAAATTAGTTGAACTTGATGAGGGCGTTCACCTGACTAGAGAGCGCTTTGACTTAGTTGATGGCGTGGCAAAAGAGAAATTGTTGTTTGCCTATTTAGCGGCTTTTATCCAGCCATGTGTCACGTAGAGAATTCAAAGGAAGACGCGGAGAAAATTGAGGCTATGTGCTTAAATCTCGGCATGTTTTTTAAAGGAACAGTTCAGTTCAGCGAAATGATGGCAATGCCTATGCCAGCGCTTTTTAGGATCGAAGCACACGCGTCAAAAGTTGCAAAACAATTGGAACAACGGATGAAAAGGTAAGGACACATGGCGAATTTTTCCATAAGTTATATCTATCAAATCAAGGATAAGATGAGCCCAGCGCTCAAACGCATCACACAGCTTATCAAAGAGCAACAGGCCGTCTTGGGTCATTCAGAAAAGACGTGGCGCGGCATTGTCGCCCAAGATGAGAAATACAACAGATCACTCAATACCACTATTACTAAGACCAAGAAGTTTTCGAGCAGCTTAGATGACGGACTTGGAACAATTACCGCCATGACTGCGGGTATTGTTGGCGTGGGTATGGCGATGCTGCAACCTCTCAAAGCCGCCGCAAAGTACGAGACGGCGATGATTGGCGTGGCTAAATCAGCCAGCTTAGATAAAGGCACAGCGGCCTTTGACAACATGTCAAAGAGCATTAGAAACATGGCCATGGACACGGGGTTTGCCGCTGAAGGTATTGCTTCAATGTTTGAGTCCGGCGCGAGGCTGGGGATTAAAAACAGTAATTTAGCACAATTTGCCCACCTTTCCGCCATGACGGCCACCGCGCTGGATATGACCGCAGAAAGTGCGGGTGATGCCATTGCTAGAATGAAAAATGCGGTCGGGATCCCCATGCAAAAAATGGAGGGATTTCTTGATGTCATTAATAATCTTGACAGCACCACCGCCGCCAAGGGCGCTGATTTAATCGAGATTTTAACTCGATCCGGTGGAGCGCTTGCGTCTGCTGGGGTAAACCCAGAACTGTCCGCCGGACTTGCCGCAACCGCAGCACAAATCATGCCCACCGCAGAACTTGCATCGTCTGGATTGAACATGGCAATAAACCGCATAATGAAAAATCCAACGCTTTCCAAAGATTTTATGAAAGCGCCAAAGGAGAGCCTGTTCGCACTAGTGGATTCGCTCAAAGGCATGGACAAAATAGCGCGCCGGGCGACCATCAACAAATTGTTTGGCGATGAAGCCGGGCGTTTTATGAATAATCTGGTTGAGCGCAGCGAGGTTTTAAAAACCACTTTAGGTGAGGCTGGCAAAGAAGTCTCAGGTTCAATGAAAGCAGAGTTTGACAAAGTTCAAAATAGCACCGAAGTCATGGCGCAGAAAGTTCAGGTGATTTTCACCGATATGATGATCTCCCTTGGTGACGCCTTTGAACCTGTTACAAGAGGGGTGCTTCAATTCTTCATCACTTTCGGTATGGGTGTCAGTGATTTTGTTACTAAACACCAAGATCTCGTTTTTGGTTTGGAGGCCATCGCTGGGGGCATTTTTGCGGTAAACGCGGCCCTTGTTATCACTAAGACCTTAGTCACCGCAATTAAATTGTTATTCTTCCAAAATCCTATTGCGCTGGCCGTTGGCGCGATTATAGGGGTAATGATCATATTGTATAACAAAGTCGAATTTGTCAGAAATGCCCTTGATGCGCTCGCCTCCGCTGTCATGAGTTTTTTCGAGGGCCTGCTGGATTTTCTGGGCTTTAGTTATGACAAAATCAAAGAGTTTTTTGTCGGTGGTGATGCAGCCGATAAAGCAAAAGCCAATGTTGCCGCAACACCAACAGCGGACAAATCAGAAAGTTTGGTTAACGTTAGCGTAAGCTCAAATGATGTTAAGGTAGATTCTGTTGAAACAACGCAAATGAAAGGCGCAACCAAAGTGTCTTACACTTCGCAGATGTCGGGGGCCTAGTCAACTACTCGCCCCTAAAGGGGACGAGCTTGTAAAGCTTGTAAAAGCTCTTGTTGACCAGACCGCTATCAGAGGTTCGTAAGATAGCAGCCGATATTTTGGACATAGAAACCTTGGAATGCCGCCTCAGTTCCAAGCTCTTTCGTGGCACTGTAAACAGGGTTATTGAGTTATACCCAGTCAACCACGTTCAAAGCCTTAATATCTGGTCGAGAGGAGGTCGAATTTCTTGCAGACCTCAATTGCAGGAATACGCATAACTCGAAGGAGAAGCACATTATGTTTGTGTTTGTACTAAATCACCGTGGCGAACCATTGATGCCATGTAAGCCGAGTAAGGCTAGAAAACTACTAAAAGATGGGAAAGCAAAGGTAGTAAGAACTACACCGTTTACTATCAAGTTAAAATATGGTTCTAGTGGCTACAAACAAACGTTAGTTGCTGGAATGGATACAGGGAGCAAGGATATAGGCGTAGCCGTAGTGGGGCTTGGCAAGGTTTTATATCAGGCTCAAATCCGCCTCCGTCAAAATGTATCAAAGAAGATCCAACAACGAGCCATGTACCGCCGTAACAGGCGAGGACGTAAATGTCGCTATCGTGAACCGCGTTTTGATAACCGTGGCAATAGCAAAAAAGACGGTCGACTTGCTCCAAGTATCAAGTCAAAACTTGACTCTCATTTGCGTGAACGAGACTTTGTAGAAAGCATCATGCCAATAACAGAATGGAAGGTGCAGACCGCTAGTTTTGATATTCACAAGATAACTAACCCAGAGGTAGAGGGCGTCGGTTATCAGCAAGGCAATAAGCTTGGGTTCTACAACGTCAAAGCGTATGTATTGAGCCGTGATAACTACAAGTGTCAGTCAAAGCGCAAAGTTAAGCATTCAGAGAAATTGCATGTTCACCATATCGTTTTTCGCTCTAACGGTGGCAGTGATGAGCCAAGTAATTTAATTACGCTCTGTGAGCAATGCCATGCGGATTTACATGAGGGCGTCTTTGATATTAAGGGCGTGAGAAGCAAAACCAAACACGCTACCGAAGTAGGTGTTATTAAGTCTCAGCTAAAGCGTCACTGGTCATTCACTGAAACGTTCGGTTACGAGACTAAGTTTAAACGTGAGGTGGTGCTTGGTGTAAACAAAACGCATTACTTGGATGCGGTCGCTATTTCCTTAGAAGTTGGAGAACTGGTGGAACATGAGAATATTGTGTATTACAAACGTCACGTTGCTAAAGGCGACTATCAACTCACTAAAGGTCAACATTCTGAAAAGCGCATTCCAGTAGGTAAGCTATTTGGTTTGAGGAAGCACGACTTTGTAAGGACAGCCAAGGGGACAGGCTTTGTAAAAGGAAAACGTTCAACGGGTTACTTTGCCCTTGAGACAATAACGGGCGAGAAGGTTCACGCGTCAGCGAATGTCAAAAAAGACGCCGTGAGGCTACAAGCCAGAAAAACCACAATATTAGACTATAGGAGTACGCGAGCGATTCCTCCCGCAGCTAAAGCAACGGGTATCCTCGCATTATGATAATGATATCGCTAGAAGTGAACGGCCTGAAATATCAGAATTTCACTAATGTGTCGTGTTCGCGCAGTTACACGTCTGTTCCAAGTAAATTTTCTTTTACTGCGACCACTACGGCAAACGATCCAACCACCTTTCCATTTGTTACTGGCGAGATAGTCAGGGTTTTGATAGGCGACGAGTGTTTTACTGCCGGGTTCGTGCAGACAATTTCTGTCTCACATTCAACGTCTACTCACAATGTGTCTATACAGGGACAAAGTTTTTGTGTGGATTTATGTGAGAGTAAGATGGATGAAACGTTTGTCATAGCAACGCCGTGTACGTTTCTATCCGCGATCAACACCATTTTAACGCTTTCTCAATTGCCAATTACGGCCAAAATTGCAGACGGCATTACAGTGCCAGACTTTGAGGGTGAGGATGCTATTGAAGGTGAAATCGGTGATTCACCATGGTCCTTAATATGTAAGCTTGCAATAAAAAAATCACTGCTTGTCACGGAAGATGGCGATGGAAACATTGTCTTTAATCGTGGCGCTGGTCGGCAAAGCAACCACCGTTTTGTTAAAAAGGTGAATGGCTCATTAAATAACGTTTTGAGCTCTACTGTGTCTTATTCTGTGGCTAATCGTTTTCGAACGTACACCATGAAAACTCAAAAAGATTATAAAAAGCTCGATGAATATGGTGCCGATGATGTAGTGAACATAGAGGATTTGGGTTTCAATGCCACTGCTACAGATAGAAGTGTTCGAGGTAGCCGATTTCTGTGTACCATTTCCGAAAGTAGTAGTACGCCTCAAGAGCTTAGTAAACGAGCCAACTGGCAAGCGAATGTTAAGCGAACGCAAAGCTTTGGACTCAAGCTCAGAACAGTGACCTGTCTTGATTATGAGGGTCAGATCATAGAGCCGGGCGATCTGGTTTTTGTCGATGACGATTACAGTAATATTAGCGGAGAGCTTATCGTATCTGATGTTTCCATCAGTTTTTCAAGTAGCGGCTCTAAGACAGACTTCACCCTTATGGATGCCGATGCCTTCACGCTACAGGCAGAAGGACAAACGTTTGAGCAGTCCGGACAAAAACAAGGCGATCAATATGACGGAGCTCAAGTCGATAAAGTTCTGACGGACGTTGATGCTGCCGTTGCAAAAACCGAGGCAGATAAAGCAAAAGCGGTCAAGGAGCAAGGAGCAACTGTTGAGGAGAGCAACGAGTGATAACCAAACTCAAAAACCTGATCAAACGGGTGATAACCACAACGGTGCCGACATCGAATACAGGCATTTCCGTTGCAAAAGTTTCCTATCTTGGCCGTATTGTAGATTCACAAATCATCCATGATTATGGGTATTATTCGTGCGCACCTACTGGCTCAATAGGCGTGTGTTTTTCAGCGCGTGCAGAAGAGCAGGACCGCGTATCAATGGTTTATCACCCTCGATATTATGGCCAAGAGTTAAAAGAAGGTGAGGTGGTCGTCGGAAATTTTGTTGTAAGTGCGACAGCTCTTTTTGACGCTGAGGGCAATCTTAAAATCAAGGTGCCAAAGGATGTTATTGTGGAGTGCGTTAATTCGAGCGTAACGTGCACCGGAAATTCAACGACAACGTGCGTAAACTCAACTTTAAGCGCATCGGGCTCGGCCTCAATTACTTGTGAGTCAGCGACCATTAACGCAAGTTCTAGCTTTGACGTCAGTGCCGGGGCATCCGCAAGCATTACTGCACCTCAAATCGCGTTAAATGGTGCGGTTGTGGGGAGTGGCGGCATGGCCGTGACAGGGGGTATGACCAGTGAGGGAATAGAAGTCAGCAAAGAGGACCATAGACACGATGCTGGCGATCTAAAAGACTCTGGTGGTGGGCAATGTACCGGGAAAACAAGCGCGGATGCAGGGCCTTAACCTAGATTAAAATATTAATGCATTGCAGGTAAGCGGCCAGATGCTTGACCGTTGTTTGATTGCACATCATTTCTTTCGCCAGCTCTGCTTTTTTGGCCACAACGTCAGCATGAAGATTGGGCTCACAGGTGTAGAGATAACGATACGCTTCTATCAGTTCATGACCATATCCAGCCGGGTAACCGTCGATCAGTTCTGATTTGCTGACATTCCGGCAAGCAATCCAACCACGGGGCAGAAAGTAGGGGTCAAAATTTTTCTTGTGCCATGCACAGTGCGCCGCGAGGGCTTGAGGGTGCTGCTCATAACAGAATCGTTGATGGTAACCTGTTTGGCCAACGTCGGTGACGATGGCCGTGGTGTGAAGAAGCTGAACTAACCCGTTCAAACTTTCGTTTTTGGGACAATATAGCGGTGAGCTAATGCCGTAATATTCAATGATTTCCGCGTAATGTTCTCGTAGCTCATACGGGATGTTTCTGGGCAATCTTGCTTGCATCGATACCTCTTTTTGCTCAATCGTCACTGAATTCTAATTTTTTACCTTTTAGCAAATCTCTTAGTGTTTCTATTTGCTCAATACTTAAATTATCTTTGGCCTCTTTACATGCCATCACAGCTTGTTTATATTCCATTTCATTTGTGATCTCCATCACTCTTTTGTGTATCTTTTGATACCTACCATTATCAACGTCGTTAGCAGACTCATTAATAATGATGGGATTAGACAGGTCATTTTCATCGGATTTGATGAAAGGAATGGCTTTGGTTTTGATTTTCTTTTTGGGCTTTTGCGTCGTTTTTTGGGGTGGATTAATTTCTTTTTCTTTGTTACTGCACATGACATCATCATAATCTCTGACACCGATAGCCAGTTCAGGCGCAAACCTCCTTACAAATCTTTTGACCGCCGCATAATGAATTTGCTGCTGTGGGTCGTAAATCCAGTTGGTGGAGTGACGCGGTTTGCAGGTAATAAGAGGCACGTCGAGTTCTTCTGTGCGTCCGTCGGGAAAATGGCCCGTGATAATATAACCAACGCCCATTTCATCCTCTGGCAGCCAAGCCGCCACCGTTTTTTCTGCTTCATAGTCTCCATATTTCCCCTTCTTTGTTGCCTTTGTGGTTTTAGTATTACCCACGATTTTCTCCCAAGCGCCGTAATGTTCACCGCTAAACCATAGACCTCCGTTGGCCTTAACAATAGCTTGCATTAGCTTGGCCTCATAACCAATGATCCCGTTTAAACAAAACGTACTTTGAGCCACCATAAGTGGATCTAAACCCCATCGCCCAGCTTGCATGATGACCGCCATCATATCGCCTTTACTTTCGCGCAGGTGCTCCGGGACCATGCCCGTTTGTGAACACAGCACCTCAGCGAGCGTCTGTAAATTTTCAAGCGCCTCCGGGTTATAGATGAGGTTTGCCACACTGAAAACATCGCGGCTCTGTGTCTCTTCAACTATGTCAAAATTCATAATCTTTCCTTAACTGTTATCGCATGAACGCGATTTGAACTGCTTTGTCTTCCCTATCTGGCATCAACATTGTGCATCCCCATACGAGCGCGTCTAATCTGTTTGGTGAGACTTTTGATGTGGTGGGGTCCCATTCGCACATCTCCGTCTCTAAATCCGCCAATACCCCGAGGTGGTGCACAAGCTTTTGTTCGTACAGGGCGCTCACTGGCTCAGCCCTTGCAGCTTTCCCAACCATTGCATGAACACGCTGGACTTTGATCATATTTCTAATCGTGTGTATGGTGTAATCGACCATTTCACCGCCTTGATTACCTTCAGCAACAATAAAATTGGCGTTCCAGTAATCATAAGCATCAACGGCCTTTTGGGCCCATTCTTTTGGCGTTGCTGCTTCCATGGTGCAGTCTTCTAAAACGTAAAGGTGACCATCATAATCACAGCCAACAACCACAATTCCCGTGGCATCACTGTCATCATTACTGGTTGTTGCAGGGTCAATGGCAACGACGATGCGCCGCATCTCAGGAAGCACAGCGCGACTCTGTATCCGCTGCTGTTCAATGTCACTAGGTTTAAATAAGGCGTGTTGGTTTTCATCGAGAATACGTGCAAGGATTTCCTGCTGATACATTCGAAGCGTGAGTTTGCGCTTTAACTTTTCGAAATATCTTGGGTGAAGGTAATGGTTATCGTAAGAGGGCCCTCTTATTACTAATGTCCGTTTATCGTCATGCAACGCTCGGATGGTTTTAGTGGGTTTTGGTGTTGTAGCGAAAATCGCAAGTGGACGGTTCCCAAGGCGTAAACACATATCGATTTGGTCTAACACTTCTTGCGGATACTGATACTTACAGATTTCATCGGACACAATAAGATGGAATTGTGGCCCGCGCATTTTCTCTGGCCTGTCTGCGGGTATGCCAAACAGCTTGACATCTTGTTTTGTAAAAAGAATATCCAATTTTGCCTTATCATAATGTATGAATTTGCGTTCTTGCTCAGTCATGCAACTTAAAAGGCCGCTTTCCCCTTCATAGATAACCTTCTGCACATCCTCGCGGTTCTTACCAATGACAGCGACGCGGTGACCACGGTGTGTTGTGTCCTGACAATATTCTCTAATAAATTCCGCAACCCAGCGCGTTTTGCCCCATGCGCGACCACACAACAGTAAAACTTGGTCATACTGTGGCTCAATGTCCTCTAAAACAAGCTCTTGGCCTTCCCGTCTCCACAGCGACCAGTTTTTTAAAATAGCTTCTCTTACGCCTGTATTTTGGATGGCCCTAACTAGAGCGATGGCTTCTCTTGGCTGGTGCTTGATATAGCCTTTAATGACTTCTTCATCTGTCACAAGTGGAAAAAATTACCAATTGAATTAATATTTCTATTATAGACAAGAATTTACAAACGAATCACAGAGGTGCATTTTGACGTATGTGCGAAAGCGGACAAAAATAATGGAACTGACAGAGCGTAGAACGAAAGTCGCCGAACTTTACGCAAAAGGTTTGTTTGCTCACCAGATTGCCGCTGAGCTTAATATAAAAACGCACACGGTAAACTCTGACGTGGCGTTTCTAAAAGAACAGTTTCGTAATTCAATGAACTTTCAAATGGAAGAATATGTGGGCGGCGAGTTGATGCGACTGCAACATATGCAGAGGGTTGCATGGGAGGAATTTGAAAAAAGTGCGGTAGAAGAAGTCGTTAAAACCACGGCTGACGGCGAAAAATCGACCCAGAAAACGTATAAAGCCAAGGATGTCAGGTTCTTGAAATATCTCTACGATATTATCGTGTTACGTTCAAAGCTGCTGGGTGTTTGCAACCCCAATTTTTCGAACCTTAACACGAATATCACTGTCAATAGCAACAACCCTATCCACAATCTGAAAAATAATGAGGCAAAACAAGCGATGGCTGAGCTATCACAGCTTATTAAAAATGAAGGCTTCGTTTACAAGGATGACCAAATTATTGAGGTCGATCCGGACAAGCCCGTTGATGCCGCGCCTTGATATTTTTACAAGGTAAACTAACATCGATTATAGGGCACTCTGATAGTTCATAGCTTCAATCGATAGGCAAAAATTGAGCCAATGGGTGCCTACCAATCTGGACCTCTTATGTCAAATTATCAATCAGCCTATTCAATTGATACAATAAAGTTATGCATTGAAATGCTTTGCACTAACTATCTTTTCGTTGTTGCTTTTCTGCCGGAAAAATTAACGCTAAATTCTTGCGACGTCGATTGTGTTTTTCATCAAATTGATAAGCGTTGTCATACTGGCAATTATTTTGAAATATTGCTAACGATAGAAGAAGAAAAAAAATTGACGTATTCCATGGTCAGTGTCATTTGGTCTGGGACTCATTTCATAGAAGTTGATAAAGCCGATGGGACTTACATATATGGTAGTAAATACAAATCTTTGCGTGATTATCCGGTAATAGTAAAAACTTTAGAGGAATTATGTGATACGACAGTTATACATGGCAGCCCAGACCTTATTAACTAAAATTGTGGACAAAAATTAATGGAAATAACAAAACCAGAAGAGAAGCTGACTTTTGCATGGCAATATTTATATTTGAAAGAGTTAACCGATCAACACAAACCAAGAACGACGGGCAATTTCAGCAGTAAATTTTTAGAAGGCGCAAATATTGATCGCTGCCTACATTACTACAAAAACTACATCGAACTTTCTTATGAATTGCAGTGTCGTTATCGCGCATTTAATGTGGTTCCCAAGCAAATCACAGAGGATTTAGCAGAAGTGATGTCCAGTATAGGGACCTACTACACACCGCAACACAGGCTCGGCAAGATTAACGGTGCGCATTACTACGGATTTGAAGCCACTCAGCCTTTTCCAGAAAAAGACGACGTCATTGAAAAGCTGGTTTCAAAACCGAAAGGCGATGCTGTGGACTTCTGGACTCAGGAGCTTTCTGAGTTGATTCATGAGACAAAAGCCGCATTGTTTAAACTTGAGCTTTCGCTGCCGCGTGTGTCATACGATATCACTCTTTTCTTAACGCCCATGGTGGGCAATGGGTTTTCAGATACCCCAAGAAAAAGCGAGCCGTTAAAAAGTTTTACCTATAAGAAACTACACGATCCAAGAATTATTCACACGTTTGTTGAATTTGAGGATTTATGCTGTCTTGTGATGAGTTATTTAAAAACCATTCAATACGCGCTTAAGGATTTAGAACTTGTCGAATTTATCGAAGAGATAGAAATGTTGCGCGAAATGGTTATATTTCACGATTTCGCAAATTATGAGGTTGTTCATGTCACGGCCTTCGATATACGCGATCTTTCCACAGGTTACGTACAAAAATTAGATGCATTGTTAGATAACCTTTGATTATCCCCCTCTCGGGGGATATTCAATAACGGCCTTGATTGTCGCCGTTATCTCTCGCCACAGTGGGTTCAACCACCTCATCTAATTCCTCATCGCTGACCCAACCCGCCGGGCGATAAATTTGGTTGCCCCTTTCAACGTCGGGTTGCATCAAGACGCGGCGGATTTCGTTATCCGTACAGGCATAGCTTGCTCTTTTCTTCTCGGCCAGTTCGGCGCGACGTAGAGCCAGTGAAGGGACGTGTTCGGTATCGACACAGAGTTTTGCCTTAGAGGGATCAACATTGAAGCGTGGTAAAATCATGGCGCCTAAACCGCCGAGGATGTCAGACGACAGCGGGAGCACACACGCGTCATAGAGCTGTTGATAGGCGGTGCTCAAATTGTTGTAGCTACTTTTTGCATCGCTAACGAGCTGAAGTGGGACACCAAAACGTTTAGCAACCGACTTTTGAACCATGGTTTCCATACCCGAAAAATCCATTTCTTTACCACTGATCCCAAGCTCTTGCACGTCAATTTGATTGGCGTTGACGACAGCCACAGATTCAGATTCCGTGCCCGAATATTGCTCATATATTTGATGTTTAAGTTCTTGGAATTTCAAAAAACTCATTTCGTCTTTAATGGCAAACAGCAAAGACAAAAAGCCGCCTTTGTTCAGCACTTTTTGATTGTGCCGAATGCCAGCAAGCGAAAGCCTTATATTCGCGGCAATGGCATTCAGCTTTGATTGTCCGCGCAATTGTGAGTTATTGGAGGGTGAGAATCGGCGTATTTGTTTTAACTGTCCAAATCCACCATTGACAAAAACGCGTCTTTTGGAGGCAGCAATTATGGTTTTTCTGGTGTACGTGCCGCGATAGCTCTGACCTGTAATTTCAAAGGTTTCAATTAGACCATTTGAGCCCTGAGTGACAGACACATTGAGCGGATTGATAGGGACCAAAGTGTGTATGGGTGAGTTGATATGCCCCACACCAAGCACATACACTTCACCACAGATAAGATAATAGGTCGCGATAATTGAGAGAAACAACTGACCATTATAGTCATCATCCGGCTGTTTCAACAAATCGAGCACGGGGTGATCTTTTATGATTTGTCCATCCACCTCAAGATATACAGGCAGGTGAGCAAAATTTTCTGCGATAAGGTCAATGACAGACGCAACAGGTTCAGACCTTTCATAAAATGAAAAACAATCCGAATAGCTCAGCCCGGTTTCTTTACCAAGCAGACGCGAAAGCGCATTGGGTATAATAGGAGCATTTTGGTAGGACTTTTCTTCGACAGGTGGTTGAACCTGTGATCCCCTTTTTTTAAAAAGCGACTTAAGTTTCATTTAAATTTTCAAACATCCTTGTATTTTTATAACTATAGTAGTAGCAAATACTTTTTTGTGAGTTAAATGATGGAATTGACTTTAGAAGACGCTAAAAACAATTTAAAGACGGTGATTTCTGATAAGGCCATGATGGAAGCGCTAGACCACGCTCTTATTCGTTATCTCCACGGGAATCATGCTTTTTTAGAGACAATAAGTGTAACGGCGAAAGTGCATAAAGTGAAAAGAACTGAATTGGAGAAATTGTTTCGAGAGTGTGTGCCCAAGAAATTTATTGATTATCGGGCCATGCAAAAGCGCCGAGGTTTTAGCGTTAAATAGGATTTAGTCAAATTTCAGACGAAAAAAAACCGATGATCAAATTAGATCTCCGGTCTTTCCTCTGCTATTCTTTCGACAGAATGTTTCTGTAGAATCGAACATACATCCGAGTTCAATTCTACAGAAGTAAGAAGGCATTGTCACCCCTTACTGAAAACCATTCAACGGCAAGAACAAAAAAGAACACCACATTCTCAGTTCAGCCCTTAAGACGGGGTGACCCACTGGGTCCGAAACGGGTTTTTGTGCATGGTTTGGGGAATTCCATAATTCTCCCCCCATATAGTCTGGCCAGCTAGAGAAAATAGGCGCCCGATAAGTGACAGGCTCTTTGACTCCCGAAAGGATGATCGGGAAACTACCGCTGATGACCTCTCCAATAGGACGAGAGTGCATACTTATATCTGGCCGCTAAAGCGACCATTCTATAAGAGGAAGGAAGCAAAGCTTCCTGCTTAATTTCCCCATGCACTTCCGTCTTAATTGACCCCTATTGTTTAAAATTTACATGAAAAAGAGTTAGACCAGTGTGTGCGATAGGCTTTGCAACTGACGAGCTCGCCATGCCCGTCAGCGACCACATCAACTCTTAAGCTTTTGCCGCTACCGTTTATAAAGTCCAGCAAATCAGCTTTAGTTGACAATACATAGTCAACATGACATTTACTTGCGTGTCGGTGGGTTGGCTTAACGTGGACCTCTACAGCAACCTTCTCAAGATGCTCAATGAATTTTTTAGTCGCTTTGATTCTACCCGTTTGAAACTTCATTTTATTACCTTTGTATTTTACTTTTGATAATATTTGCCCCAAAAAAAAAGGGGCTGTGTGTTATTGAATTTCTGAAATGTCTGATTTGAGTATGAGGCATGCGCCAGTCAATGACATTTTGAGCTTATCGCACATTGGGTTAGTGCGCATGGTGGCTTGAATCGAGTCAATACACTCCTCGGCATTTCGCACAGACCTGCCATATAAGTATCCATACTCGTCTCTATCTATGTTATTGAAGTCTTTGCTAACTATAGACAAATAATCTTCTGCTTTAATTAGGTGGTCGACAGCTTCGTCAAACATATTGCTAATTTGCTGTACATTTTTGTGCTGATTTGTAAGGATTTCGCGGAAGGCATCTGAAAAAGCTTCAATACTATATTTGATGGTTTCAATTTTGGATTGCATATCTGTTACCTCTGTTATCTGTGGGGGGCAATATACAAAGGCAACGGGCGAGTGTCAAATCTTTTTATTATTATTTTGATACTTTTTTGCGTTTATGTATTTCTTTGGTTAGAGCGTCAGATATTGCTTCTAGCTCTGGGTCTGGCTTGGATGCCTTAGATGCCTGAAAAGGGTCAAAATTTTTGGCTTCTGCCCCCTTGGTTTGGTAATTGGTTTGGTGATTGTGTTTGTTTTCGTATCCGTAGATCATAGTACTTCCTTAATATATGTTTTCTTAATGAGTATAGCCAAAACCCAATCACACAACCTTAACCGTAATGAACCCCTTGCCTTCATCCAATAAGGCCAGCGCCTCTCGAAGCGTTTCAACGTCACGGATTAACTTGCTCCCGGTTTCCCAATGATACACGCTCTGGTATTTCGGGTTGCAGCAAGTTTCTTGTATTAAGTAGAACCAAGGGGACCAAGGCAGCGCATTGTATCTATCGAGCCTCTTGGTTATCTTTAAACACTTGAGCTCATTTAGTAGAAACAACAGACATCGATAGTTGATTCCAAAAACCATCCAAGAGTAACAAAGGTCTTTATTGTGCCAAAACTCACACTCAAAACCTTCATTCGACTCAGAGAACAGAATTTGATACACCCGAATATGTTTGTCATTGACCCTGATGTTTTCACCGTATTTATAATAAAAGGTCAATTTGTTCTCAAAGTGTGCCTTGAGCTCATTAAGCGTCATACAATGCGCCTCCAATATCATCATCGTTGTGTTCTATAACTGGATAGTCCTCAAAGTCGTCCGAAGATTCACCGTATCTTTTCAAAAAATTCTTAGTCTTTTCCTCGAACTCCGCTAGAGCCGACTTGCGCGGTGCATTCCCGGTGCGGTTGTCCCGGTATCGTGGCTGTGGGGCCTTAATGGTAAAGTGCACTTCTCTTGCTGCAAAGCCTCTTAAACGGCTTACAAAAAACTCCTCGTCCATCTCGTCATAATGTTTGAGATTAATGGTAAGAAACTTTGCAAAAAGGTCTGATGGGTCCAGAGGCCGCCGTTGTCGTTGTGGCTTCTGGTTCTCATCCTCAATGACCTTTATCGCTGAGTCGGGGATTGTGTTGCCTTGTAGAAGCGATTTTAGGCAGTAAACAACCTTAGTCGGAATCGATTTAGGTTTGGGTTTTGGTTTTGGCTTTGACACTGAGACTTGTCTTGTTTGTTTAACATCAGCCTTAACAGAATTTTTTTCCTCGCGAGTAGTAGTAATATAACTCTTTGTTTGGGGAGAATTACTTTGTATAACTTCGTGGTCGTTTTCCGACTGGGTGGTAGTCGTTTTCTGACTAGGTTTGTTATCTTCTTGATTTTTAACGCTTTTTCCTAATGCGTAGGCTTTCCACTCGTCAGTCAGAACGTAAATTGTCGTCTTGCCTTTTCGCTTCTTTTTCACTTTGCATATGCCTAACTCAACCATCCTTTTCATGGCTTCTTTTGCGCGTGTCAGACCACAACCCGCAGCTTCTGCAAGGCTGTTTGCACTTAAAAACGCATCTTTGCCAAGCTTTGCAAAATAAATCAGCTTATCGAAAAAGGTCCATTCTGCTTTTCCAAAGCCTTCGGCGTTGAAAATTACATTGGGAATTACAGTGAGATAAGAGATATCTGAGGGTGAGATTTGGTTCACAATTTTCATTGGTCTTTCCTTATGCCTTCTTGGCATATTGCGAACCCAGAACGAATCATGTAATCTGAACCTACTCAGTTTTGATCGTTCTGAGTTTATTTCTAATAGAGAGTCTGCCTCTACCAAAGGTAGACTCTCGTCCTTCTCCAAAGATATAGCACTCACTCACAAACCGCAAATTAAAAAAATTCAAGCTTCTTGCTAGCAACTGTCATTAAGATTGAGGTAACAATGATGAGAAAAACTAGGCGTTTCTTCGCGGCTGCAAAACTGATACAGACCGCTCAAGCTAGAGGCGATTGCCAAAAAGTGATTAAGGAGTACCAAAAGACAATTCCGAAACCAATTAGAAAAAGAATTGACGAAGATATTTTGTTGATGGAAAACTCAGAAGGAGTGCGAAAAGCTATGCGCTACATTTTTTTTGTTGCACTTGCGCATCACGAAATGGGGGTTGAGTTTTCATTTGGTGAAAGCAACGAGGAAGCGTGTATTTTCGACTCAGAGGTGTTGGATATGTATTGTGAGGGAAGGTCTTCTTTGGTAGAGCTGCAAAATATAGCGCAAGCGTAATGTTCAGCATGCAAAGGAGTTTTAGTGCCAACTTTTCTTCTTTAGCGCCAGCAGTTTGACAATGAGCTTTAACACTCTCGCCTTGTGCGCCCTCCGGCCGTTCAGGTAGTAATACACATGTCTGTTACCTCTAGGACTAATCAAAACCGTCACCATAATCTCGCAATTTTTTAGCGACCCAATGTAAGCCTTTCCTTCTCGCTCTGCTTGCTTCTCAGCCATTCGCTGAATCGCTTTCGCCTGTTCTATTAATTTTTTGTCCAAATTAAGCATTCCTAAAGTGCAAGGTGCACACCGGGCAAGCGCTTGTTGGAACACGAAGTAAACCCGGCGGCGATGGCATACTATCATAGCAGGATAGTTTCCGTTAAAATCGACAGCTTTATTATAGGGAAAGGATTCTTATGGAACATGTAATGGTGGACATCGAAACGATGGGGCGGGGACCTACGTCAGCAATTGTTGCTATTGGAGCGTGCTTTTTTGACCCGGCATCGGGGGAAATTGGTCAAACGTTCGAGTGCACAATCAATCTAAAAAGCTCTGAGCTTTATGGCGATATGGACCCGGACACGGTGTTGTGGTGGCTGGACCAGTGTCATGAGGCTCGGCAAGAGCTAGTCACCGCCAAAATGAGTCTGTTTGAAGGTCTGAGACGATTCTGGCACTTCGTGACAAGCAATGCTGATATATACAAGGTCCAAGTTTGGGCTAATGCCCCATCATTTGACTTAATGATACTTAAGCATGCGATTACGACCTGTTTGGAAGAGTCAGGCGCACCATGGCAGTTCTACAACGAAAAATGCTGCCGCACTATAACTTACTTGTGTGAGTCTCTTACCGGAGTCAACTTCAAAGAGCAACGCAAGTTTGAAGGTGAGGCACACACTGCGCTCGCTGATGCACTGCATCAAGCGGGATACGTCAGTGATGCATATATGGCGCTAGAAAAACTGAAAAACTGATGATTTTGGCGGCTTCACTCAAAAATCGCCGTCAAAGTTTTAGATGTTAAATCCTATTAACATTTAACAAAATTGCAACAAACCTACCTAGTTCACATTTTGGCTATATCGATGAGAAAAGTTTGGTTTTTGGGCTTCAGTCGATGATTTTGTGATGAAAGGCTCAAAATCAACACTAAAAATCGCTATTTTACATAATGTACTTATTACGCACCTCAATTTTGGCTCTGCCGGGAAAATTTGGTATGCTTATCTTGTTTTTTTCGAATATTTCGAATATCATTCCTTCTCGAATAAAGAAGAGGTTTTTATGAATAATCTGTTGTCACTGAAGAGTGAACAAGAAATCGAGCTTGCAAAATTGAGCAGTCGGGAACTTGCAGGTGTCATTCAAGCAAATGACCAATTGCAAAGATTTACGATTAACGATGAAAGCGGAAGCGCTAAAGAAGTCACTATTCCAGCGCCAGTTTGGAATTTTATGTGTGAAATTCTTACAGAGCTGAGTAATGGCGTCTCAATACAAATTACGCCTATTCAAAAATCGATGACGACGCAAGAGGCGGCTGATTTTTTGGACATGTCACGCCCAACGTTAATCAAAATTCTGGATTCTGGTGAAATCCCCTACACGAGAGTAGGGACCCGCCGTAAAGTGAATTTTTCAGATGTTATGGAGTACAAGGAAGACCTCATAATTAAAAGAGATCAAGCATTGCTCGAATTATCTGCCTTAGATGAGGAAATGGGATTGGCGTATTAATGGCAAAATATACAGTTGTTTTTGACGCGTGTGTTTTGTACCCATTCACGTTGAGAAGCTATTTGATGCATTTGTCAAATACTGGTTTATTTAGAGCAAGATGGACTGACAAAATTCATGAAGAGTGGATACAAAATCTATTAATAAATAGACCCGATATTAGTAGAGAGCAATTACAACAAACACGCAATTTAATGAATAGTCATGTGCCTCATTGTTTGATAGAAGGGTATGAGTCATTTGTTAACGGTCTTGAGTTACCTGATGAAAATGACAGACATATTGTTGCGGCGGCGATTAAAGCACAAGCAGATTCCATCATTACGTTTAATTTGGATGATTTTCCTGACGACGTTCTTGAGAATTGCAATCTTGTTGCCATTCATCCAGACGAGTTTTTGGAGGATATGTTTTATATTGAACGCTCGGTTTGCATTCGAGCCGCGCAAAAACACCGTTCATCCTTAAAAAAACGTCCCTTAACAACAAGTGAGTATTTGATGCACATGAGAACTCAAAAGTTGCCTAAATTTGTTAACTGTTTGCGTCAATATGAATCATTAATTTGATTTAGGTTTAATCTCCGGAGTATCACGAAATTAGTAAAGGAGTTGATTATAACAAAAGGTGCAAAAACGAAAGAGCCGATGTGGGATGACAGTTGTTATTATCCCGAAGCACGTCGGCGCCAAGAAGAAAGAG